TTGCCGCGTCTGTTCGGATTTGGTGCCGGTTCCCAGACCAATATTGACTTTCATATCGGTTCTGGTTTTCCATTCGCGTGGGTTAACCGCTTCGAATGTGCCCTTGAGCCTGAACGACAATTCCTTGTTGCCGGAATGCGACTGCAATTCATGGTGAATACTAACCATCATATCTTTCAAGCCGGTTTCAGCAAATATCCTGGCAATCAGTTTGATCGCTTTCAGTGCGTCGGCCCTCTGCCCCGCGAATTCAGTGGCGGTCTTATCTTTTTGCAAGGCGTTGGCGTCCATGTCCTGACCAAAGCGCCGGATGCCGGTTCTTTCAGACTGAACAAAGTCAAAATATTCGACTAGAGACAGCATGTCCGGCGCGATATTGTTATTTGGCGCATAGGCTAGAGCACCCCTTGCATCACCACGAACCAAAATGGGTGCCGCTGGCCGGCTGGTCAGAACATCATCAATGGTGCTGTCGGCCAAGAAGTCCTCAGAAATAATGGGCCGCTGGTTATTCAGTGCCGCGGCGTTATCCAGTGCTGCGCGGGTCAGGAAGGTTTTAATCCTTTGCAGGTCAAGAACCAGATCGGCAAGTGAGAGGCCAAAGAGCTTATGCGGTTCAATAATCGGCGTCATGGTTGAAATCGGAACGCGGACGATGCGCGTCTTGGAAAGCAAAATGGTGTCATCATTGCCGGTCATAACGTGCCAAAGCTCCGACTTACCGTTTTCCCTCATGTCCAAGCGAATGTAGTTGTCGGCAACTTCAACATTCTGCATGGCTTTGTTTATGGTGGCACTCTGGAATTCATCTTGGTTCAAGGTATCGCGGGCGATTTCTTCCTGTTCGTCAATGCGATCAACAGTTCTTAATTTTTCGATATCATCTTTGTTCAAGCCCATTTCAATAAGCGTCGACCTGGCAACATTCTTAGGCTCGTGCCGGACTAAAGGCGCTTCCTGCAGGGTTAGCGCGGTGCGGCTTATAGAAACCTCTTCCGGCGGGATGGCCTGCACCCGGACACCGGACACATCCTTTGACCTCTTTGCAACCACATCATGTTTGGTTAGGATAATTTCTTTTTCTTCGGTCTTGGTCGTGGTGCCATCGGGATTTTCAATAATAATCTCAGGTAGGAATTCGCCGGTTTCTTCACGGGTGATTTTATCGTCGACTATTTCAACATCATCATCCAATTCCAAGACAGCCAGCGTCCCGTCATCGATGCCAAAATAAAGTTCTTCCTCGTCAACCTCCCGGTCCTCCCACCACGTTTTGACAAATCCGTTTTTGGCCTGAAGCGCGTCTTTGATGAAGGTGTATAAAACCAGAAACCCGTTGTTCTGCTGATAGAAAACATGGTTGACGACATCGGTTTCTTGCTGGGCGCGGCGGACATCGTCTTCGCTTTCTGGCAAGAACTCCATTACATCCTCATTCGATGAAAATACTTCTAGCAGATCCGGCATGGCGCTTTCGATAGTCTGGAAAACATCGCGGCTCGTTACTTTAGACCATCCCGGCAGCGGCGGCAGGTCATCCATTTGTCCATGGTAGTAGTCGATGGCTTGGGTCCGTTGTCGGCCCAGCTCGCTTTCATTGTCAGAGGTGCCGATGGTGTTATTGTTTTCGGCGCGTATGGTCGAAAGTATCTGGCTATCATTCATCATGGCATTGCTACCGTTCTATATTTTTTCATTTTCGTTTTGGGTCGGCTCATTTGTTTGTGCGCTACGGCCATCTCTCCAAATGCATCGGCCCCGTGGCTTGACCAATCATGATTTGGCCCTAAACCTATTTCTCGCGCTTCGTCTTTCTTTTCGTGATACCAGCCCAAAGCGTCCCTGCCGGCTTCCGTTGTATCAGCGTTGAACCAAATCGCCGGGAATAACGTCCTAACCTTTTCAATTCGATTGCTCGCAGCGCCCGGGCCTTGGTTTGGTATTACCTCAACTTTAAAACCGGCCCTTTGTAATTCGCTTTCAAAGCTAACATCATAAACCTTGTCATTTGTCCGGCCATCGTGGGGCAAAACCATCAAGGCATCGCCGTAATCATTGCGCCTTAACCATGCAATATGTTCCGATAATGGTTGGCCGACCGCTTCATAATAATTCAACACTCTGACTTCTTTTCCGATGAACTGGGCAATCCAAATCGCACAGGCATCAGCTTTGTTTCCGGTTCCACCTATATCCCAAAACGCCCTGATTGTCATTAGTGGGTCAAGCGGAACTCTGGTAATTCTACCATCAGCCTTTGCTTTCGTCAAAGCGGCCGCATAATAGGCGCCTGAGAGGACAGTCGCATAATCACCTTCCCAAACATGGGGATATTCATCCGGATAGTGTTCAAGGTCATGCAGGCGTTCTTGCTCAAGTACGTCCGGAAAGAATGGATTATCTGAATAATTGGCTTGGACGATGATACTACTCTTTGGGCGTTTTGGCCCGCAAAGCAATTTTTCGACCGCATCTGTGCGTCGTCTCCGGTTCCAGCTAAACCATAGTTCAGAACCTTCGTTACGGATAGTCGGCCGGAGCAATTGAAGGGACCGTCTCGAAATGGTTTCGCCTTGTTCACACCATGCACCGTCAAACTTCTCAAGTGACATGATGCTCTCAGAGTTATGATCCTGCATCCCGTTGAAAAGAATGATGCCATCGCCAGGCGTTTCAATGCGGTCATTGAAGGCCTTGAAGCCGCTATTACCAAATTTCTTTATCTTGTCCTCGATCAGACGCTTGGCTGATTCTTTCAGGGACTTTTGGACTTCACGAATACAGACCCATCTTGTGCTTTGGAAGAGCAAACATCGCTCAACCAATGCCTCGGCAAAGAAATGGGACTTGCCGGACCCGCGACCACCATGGATGCCTTTGTATCGCGCTGGCTCTAATAGGGGGAGAAAGACGCGAGGGGTTTTAATATCAATTGTCTTGCCGGATATTAGCACCCCTCAAATCCTTATGCGTTTGTTAATGCTGAACTCATGACATAGCGACCATTGGGAAGTTTGATCCCCAAGAACGCCACCTCGGTTCCAGTATCGAGCCAATCAAGGTCAAGAATGCCCGTTGGTTCGGTTGTGCAAACAAAGACTTTCTTGGCCACAATAATCAATATGGCGCCATCGCCGGCCGCGCCGAGGGTTATTCCTGTCGACCCACCTGTGACCACATAGGCGGTCCTGGCGGCGTTGAGGAACATATGAACCTCAATTTCTTCGACTGCTGTAATTGCAACACCCTCTGAATCCAAGAGCGTAACCACGATGTCGCGGGTGTTCGCGGTCGTGGCACCTTCGGCGCTCACTGTGATTGTTGCATCAACCGCCGGGCGGCTGATGTTGATGTCACGGGACTGCAATTGGTTTTGGTCGCCTTGCTGTAATGCTCGGCCTATAATTGATCGTTGTACCATGGTATTTCCTTTTGCTATTTGCTTTTGCTGGGCAGGTTCGCCGCGCGCAGATTATCACAAGGGCAATCTTCTCACAATTGATATTTATTCAATGCTGCCATGGCGCGTTCACATGCCTCTTGCTGTTCACGTATCATTCCCACTAAGGGCTTGCCATAAAAAACAGGGGTTTTTGGACCACCAATGCCGTACAGCAGATAATCCCTAAAGGCGCTGTAATATTTTTCAGCCATTACATCTTCTTCGTTCGTGTTGGCCATTAGAAACCACCAATCTTTTTCTGCTTAAGTTTGTTCTCGATCGCCCACAAGACTAGCATGATCAGTGTCGCGCGCCAATCAATCATGAATGCCATCATGGCTATAGGAATACCGACTGCGGGCCATATAAGGGCCTTTTTAAGCTTTTTGTCCATGCAATAGTTTCCCTTTAAATCCATATGTTTGCTCTTCAATAAAGCCTGATGTTTTAATTCCGCGCCCATTCGCCACGCCTATCCAGTAATAAGCTGATGGCCGCTGGTAAGCCCACTCGTCTTCAAGGTCCATAGTAACGCCATAAAGGGCAATTTCATCGACGTTCTCGTAAATAGCCTGGGCAAGCATGTAGGAGATTGTCGATCCAAATGACCGTTTGTAAATCTTTGCCATAATCTCAACTGGTATCTGAATCGCCTTTGGAAACAGGTGCGCCAAGTGCTCCGGCGTATAGAATGGAACCCATGGGTCTTTAACAAAGTCTTCGTGCGCGGAACCTGGATCTATAAGGTCAAGGTTTTCATGGCATTCAAAGGCGGCGTCATGCCGCGGAGCATAGCTGATATACTTGGCGATCACCCAAACTTCGTGGTCGTCTGGTATGACGTCGTCAAACTCGGCATTGCCGACAATGGCTATCTTTCCCATATCAATGAGTCAGTGACCGATCAACAATCCAATCTATAGCGCCGCTACCGATTAGAATTATGCCAGTTTTTTCCTCAATGTCCTTTAATTCCATACCTCGAGTAGTAAGAGATGGGGCAATTTGCGACGGATCACAAAATGCCTGATAAGCAATAGCAAGTCTTCGCGCATCTTCGACAGTCACTAGGCAACCGTCAGAGCATTCCAGCGTTGCTTCTCCTATTATGTCTTTGGTCTCCATTTGTTTTTCTCCTTTTCCCATTGTGAAGATGGCATTTTAGCCAGACGTTCTAATTCCGGGTCCATAACCTCATCTTCACCAACTATGTTTCTAATTCGTCTTAGCTTCTCCTGCGCTGCCCCATCAAAGCCCATGAGATCGGCCAGGGAGCATCCGAGTTGTTTAGCCGCATCTTCCATCACGCCGAACGTCATTAAATATGGGTCATTCATCATGCGGCTGAACCGCTGTCTCGATACGCCGATTTGACGCGCTAATTCAGCCTGGCTTGTCCCAGCATGTCTGCACCATATTTTCACATTATCTTTGATCATAGCGCGAATTTATATGAAATATCGTGGGTATGCAACATAATTCGTTGAAACGTTATAACCATGCGGACGGAAATGGCTATTCTTTGACCTTTGGATCCACAATGGTCCTGGTAATGTGATTAAAGGTCGGGTCGCCGTCACCGGCCGCGTTGGCCAGTAGGGTTTTATCCCCCCATTTCCTAGGATCCCACTTGCCCAATAGTCTTAATCGGGTATGGAATTAAAGGACATTGAGGAAAAAACTGGCATAATTCTAATCGGTAGCGGCGCTATAGATTGGATTGTTGATCGGTCACTGACTCATTGATATGGGAAAGATAGCCATTGTCGGCAATGCCGAGTTTGAC